TGTTGTATATGGAAGGCAATTTGATGTGGAGAAAATCGAACCTTATCACCTTTAGCGACTTTTAATTCAACAGTAAAAAAGTGTTGATTATTATTATACCCCAATAGATCAGGCATGCCGAGTAAGCTAAGGTTTTCAACACGATTCCAGATGATGGAGGGTGTATTTTTTTTAAGATTCTTGTATAATTTTCGCTCGGGTGCCATCTCATTTTAAGGGTAACCTAGTGGTCTCTAACGTACCCTGGGGGCAGTATTAATTTCTCTTCACGTTGGGGTTTAAGTATAACTCTCATCGATGAATCCAAAGGATTTAGTAGATTAGCAGGGGACTCATGCACTTCAATTCTTTTAATCTCTTCTAAGTATCCATTACGTTCAATATATATTTTAGCATGACTCACCGAATTTCCCCTTGACCCACCGGGTCCAGCAGTAAACTTTTCTAAATATTCTTGGAGATGTTTAACATACATTAGAGTCCTGATCTTCTTAATTGATTAATTTTATCTTCTATTTGATTTGCCAGCTTCTTATTATCTTCTTCTACCTCTGTCAATCTTTGTTGTAATTTTCCATTAAGTTTACGATGCTCTTCATTTATATTTTCCAAATCTTGAATACGTTCCATCTTCTCCATAATAATTTTATCTGACTCAGCTACACGATGATCTCCAGCTAGAGCATTAGCAAGAGCTTCCTCTGCTTCTACGAGACGTTGCTTATAGTTTAAGAGAGTTCTTTTAGACTCTTCTAGCCATTTTTTTAAATTATCTACTTCTTCTGTCATGGTTGACATTATAGGATAGTTACCTTAAAATGTCAACTATGGGAGTTCCAAAAAGATTAACAGAAATGCAAATGAGATTCGCTGAATTTGTAGTATTTGGTGGAGTAGATGGACCTATGACTCAAGCTGAAGCTGCCACCGCAGCAGGGTACAGCGCAAACAGAGCAAGACAGGAAGGATCCGAACTCTTAAACCCCAGACTCAGCCCCCTGGTAGTGCAATACGTAGGCAAACTAAAGGAAGAAAGACTTAAGAAATTTGAAGTTAATTATGAAGGTCACGTTGCCGAGCTTGCTCGCATAAAAGAGCTCGCTTTAAAGAAGGGTAGCTTTTCCTCTGCAGTAAACGCAGAAACAAATCGAGGCAAGGCAGCAGGATTATACATAGAACGAAAAATAATAAAACATGGGAAACTAGAAGATATGTCAGAGCTAGAGCTAGAAGCCAAAATGAAACAAATTTTAGATGATTACGCACCAATTTTAAACGTTACCCCCGCAACTGCATCGTTGGAACAAAAACCATTACAAACCAAAACAAAGAAAAAAGAAACAAAACCAAAAAATACTGTTGCCAATCAGACATCTATGAAAAATTCAAAGACAGCCACACCCACAGAATCACAATCAACGAAGATAGTGTTATAAATAATACTCTATCGGGATTCCACATTTAATCTCTCTGTTTTAATGATGCAACCAAGTGGGAATATGTTTCTATCTGAATACGCTTCATCTTTCTCATCATAACTAGCAAAAGTCCAAAGAAATTTCTTTGTCTTCTTATAAATATAGGCAAACGAAACCATCTGGGAACATTCAAATTTATCAAACTCCTCAGCAGTAGCATGACCGCCGTCAGCAGTTATGTCAAGCCACGAGATCTTATAAAAGAAATACTTCTTCTTATTAATCATAACGTGCTTATATTTAGACTTCTTCCTTTTGCGCATTTAAATTTTATATATAGTAATGTGGTAACTTTCAAAGAATTCAAAAAGTCCAAAAGTTTTTCCTTTGCGAATATATTGTTGGTATTGCTATCTTTTTGATATTTGCTGACATATCTGACAGATTGTGAAATATGAAATGTCAAACAATTTGGCAGTATTTTGCTTAAATAAGCATTGATTTTATTATCTTTTCTCTCAAACTGACAGATTGACAGATTATTTTGAACTATTTTTTTTTTTTCAAAACAATAAATGTTTCTGAGATTACTATATGTAGTCAGCTGCCTAATTTGTGCCATAATATCGTCTAAGTATTGCCATTTTCTCGGCTGCACCAGCACATTTAACCAATAGTTTATCGATTTCGCCTGTTATGTCCACGTGATCCACCATGACAGCGTTGCTGCCAGCGTTCACCAGAAGCAAGTCAATCTTTAGTAGAGCATCTTCTTGCTCTGACTCATATCGCTTGATTAAGGATTTGTATACTCGTTCTCTCATGTTTTGCCCTCCTTTTGCAGGGCAGCATATTGAAAAATAATATTAACTGCCCTTGTTGTTATAAATACGATTAAACTTTTTGAAGATTTACTGCAGAGGGCCCTTTTTCGCCACTCTCAACTTCAAATGTTAATTCGTCACCCTCATTCAGCTCTAAGCTTGCTGCTCTTACTGCTGAGGAATGAACGAAAACATCTTTTTCCTTGTCTTCTCGCTCAATGAAACCGTAGCCCTTAGTTGGGTTAAACCATTTCACTTTTCCTTTTGTACTCATGTTATTGTACTCCTTTTTTACGTGGCGGATGCTGTATGTCCGTTATTAGATGTGCTGACGTCATGAATGACACTCAGCATAGGGAATCGAGGGCAGACATATAGCTATACTCGAGCCCGCCACAACCCGGATGAAAAACCCCTCTATCCCAACTCTAAATTTTGTTCTTTTCAAATTCCTCCAATAATTCTTTTGTATCTATATTTGTTTTCTCTTTCTCATCATAAATTAGGTCATAATAGCTGTCCAATCTTTTTAAAAACTCATGTTTATAGCGCTTTAATTCATTGTCTTGTATCTTAAATTCTTGATAATATAGATCCGGAGTGCACATCATAATGACTCCTTGTCTTATCTTGCTACCATGCACATAGTCATGAGCCATCGCATAAGCTGCAATCTGCATATAATAATCCTCTACCCATTCTTCTTTTTTCGGGCGATTTGATTGCTTGAAATCTCCAATCGTTTCCATGTCATTATGTATACAGATTAAATCTGTGCTGCCTGCGTAAAGACCTGGATAGTATAATGTGACTTCTGTGCCGTAGTATTCGCTGATAGGAGTAAATCCTACGTCAATAATTTTTTGAGCCATCGGCTTGGCTTGGACACCCATCTCCGTAAGATCTTCATACCCGCTCCCTTGGATGTGTTTCTCCAAGAACTTATGCATGGCAGTGCCCCGTTTACTAGAATAGTTTTTGATTCGTTCTGCTTCTTCGTCACCGACTTTTTCCTTCCAGCGCCTTAAATAAGTCTGATCCTTTGTTTTTGCAAGCACCGTGGTCACTGAAGGCAGTTTCATGCCCTGGACATCATAGGTCCGTGATCCATGTTCCGTGTTCCGTGTCGCCTGGACGTAGCTATACTTTCTATTTAATTTCATCGAGTAACTTCTTAACTTCTTTCATCTGAATCTTGGTATCAATAACCCCTCGATCAATCAATCGTTGAAGATCTCTTCGTCTCCAATACTCATCAATCTGTTGACCAAATTTATTTCGTTTACGTTTTTTCGCGTACTTCACGATCTTTTTATAATCCTTCTCGGCTGAATACTTCTTCTTCAATCGGTTATATTCTTCTTCGCTGATCATTTCTTCTTCCATTCTTGATATCCCTTGATCCATTCATCCTTGTCTCGATGCTTCCAACGTTTATCCCAGGCCCAGTTATGCACACGGCCTGCGGTTCGTTCGATCCAATGGAGTATACAATCTATCATATGTTATAAAACGTATAACGTAACGTTAACTCCTCTCCTTTTTTAATATTTTTTAAAGTAATCAAAGCCCATTTCTTAATACCCGCTTCGTCTCTGAGTTCTACCTTTACACAGTTAGCCTCATTCGCATGATTAATAAATCCACCCAAAGGAGTTCTGATAATTTTCTCTCCCACCTTCAGATGGCTCGTTCCCAAATTCGTTCCTTGGGCAATTCCTTCTTTAGCAAAGAGTCCTAAGCCATTGACTTTGCTCTGTTGGATGGTCAGTGAATCGGGAAGGGGTTTATACATGCAACACCATCCATAGCGACAATAAAGTAAACCCGACTAAAACACTCAGGATTAGAAAAAAGATTTGATCACGCGTCATGATTTACCGCAATGGCTCTTGACCAAAAGACTAGGTCCTGGTTACTAAAATGATTTTTCATACTATTCACCCGTCTACAAATGAACTGAA